AACTCCATCTTGCTTTGGTATATGCGATCTGTTCATAATAACAAAGGTACCCAATTACGGATACCTTTGCATATATCTTCCAGGTACCCGTTAATACAGGAACCTACCTGCTATAATCGTTGACATAGTACCGGTACCTACATATTTTACCCTGTACCATCGGTCGCGAATTTCGGTTAGTCTGAAATTGAACGTCTGGCTGGCCACATCCGCCGGGGTGAAAGTATATGCGCTGTCGCGGCTTTCGTATGCGTTGTACCAGTTGGTGCCATCAAGAGAAGCCTGTAGCGATAAAGTGCCACCGGTAGTTCCACTGATTTCGGTCAGGGTGACGGCGAACGTAATCGCTTTTTGCCATCCAGATACCGGGTTGGCCGCTGCAATACGCATGTACTTTGTGTCACTTCCGCCAACGGTATCTGTGTTATTACCGTACTGACTTTTCAGGTAGTTGACTGTACCCGCCTGTGCGCTGGCATCTGTATTGATGGCGAACAACACGCCGATAACGAGGGTAAATGCGATGAATCTTTTCATTGTATGAGGTTTATGATTGTTGTTTAATAATTGCAATTCCTTTAGCTATTAACTGTTCGGCTACAGAAGGCGCAACGCGGTATTCCTTATCCACCTGCAATGGTTTACCAATCCCGATAATGTACGTCCACTGTGGCGCGTATTCTTTTCTTGTCGGTTTTGTTGATATCCCCATTGCTACCGCGCCGTCTTGGGCGGCTGGCGTAGGAGTAGTAGCAACCCCGGTAATCTCCGAGGTTGCTACCTCTACCTTATGTTGTTTCTTCTTCGCCATTCGTTATGCTGCTGCCAGGGCTGCTCTTGCTGTGGTAAAATCACCGGTGATTAATACCTGCGTGTCGTTCGCGCTCACGAACTGAACCAGTTCCTGCTCAACAAGAATTGTTTTCTTGTTTGTAGTGAAGTCATTTCCGTCCAAACCTACCTGAACGGTCATGTTCTGTGTGAAGAACACATTGATAACACTCAAATCGCCACCTAAGAACTCACCGGCATCCAGCGCATTGGTAGGGATGATTTCCATACCTGCAATAGTTTTTCCGGCTGCTGTTACAAAGGGAGGTAACAGGTAACGACCTTCGTTATCCTTAGACAGGTCCATTTCTGCAACTGTAGAAGGGTGAACAAAAATACCGTTAGGCATACCAAAGGCATTTTCAGACTGCAATGCAACCGCACGGATCACATCATAGTTGTTAGGGCTGATGATGGTACCAGCAAGGTCAGAACCGGTAAACGCTGTAGCGTAAACGGTAGCGCCTTTCAGGTTATCACCCAGGCCATCACCACTGAATAGTTGATCTTCTGTTTTGATGTCCAAACGCTTCATCAGGTTATTCTGAATGTAAGCGATCAGTTGGGGCAGGTAACGCAGCATTTCCGTGGTTACTTTGCCGTAAACGGGGATCTTTTTGGCCTTCATTTCGCGCTCAACATACAGAACAGAAAGCTGGGTTTTAGCATTAGCCTCGCCAATGAAGATTGGTGTACCCTGCTCGTCTGTCTCTTCAATCCACATTGCGTATGGTTTCAGCGGAGACATAAAGCCTACTGCTACATTTGCCAGGTAGCGTAAAACACGCTTACGGATCGGGCTGATAATACCGGTATTTGCAGTCAGGGTGTAATGGGTAGCACCCGCACCGATAGTGTTATCAATACCGATAGTTACGGCATCTTTTACCTCGAATACAAGCGGTCCACTCTGACGGCCGGATTTAGCCACAATCTCGTCAATCTCTGCTTTTTTGGCGTTGTATGCTTCCTCGAAAGCAACATCGAAAGAACGAAGTTTACCCTTACGCTCAGTTTGTGCATCTTTCATTTTCAGAACAATGGCATCAACCTGATCCTGCATTTCTTTTTTGGCCAGTTCGAGCTGGTCGGCAGTGGTTACACCCTTTAGGGTTTCCTCAACCTTTGCGAAGGCTGCTTTCGCTTCTTCGGCAGCTACGCCCGCTTTTTCAGCGATAGACTTGTAGCTTTCAATCTTGCTACCCAGTCCTTTAATTTCCATTTCTATTGCGTCCATGTTTACGTTTTTTTGTTGTTTACAATGATGAACTGATTGACTGTAACAAATCCAGGTATTTTTTGGAATTAGCGGTATCGGTCTCTATTACAGAGGTACGATTCGCCTTTTCTTCCAGTTCGTAGTAAGCCTGTTCCAGATATTTCAATTCAATTTTTAAAAGGCTGTGATTCTCACCCTCGTAGTCTCCGTTACGCAGGGATTTTTCAATGCGCGCTAAACGATCAGGGATAGCAGAATGCTTCCGCTTTGATTCAATCCACGCTTTCATTACGTCCTGCGTGGGAGTATTTGCATTTGCGCCCCAAAGAACGCATGAACCTTCCCATAATGCGACTTCCTCGATTACTCTTACTTTCTGATCGCTGTCTTTCCATCTTGCTTTCAGGACGGTAAAACCAACACTATGCTGATTGATGTCTCTTGCCTCATATAACGGCCAAGCAACTTCCTTCCAGTTGAATGTTTCACGGTAAGGGGTAACAAATACCAGTTTACCGTCTTTCATGTAGATTTCGCTGGGCTTGCTTAGTGCCCCTTCGCGGATACCGCCTTCATGGTCAAGAAGATGCCAAATTTCTTTAGTGCCATTCGGTCCACGTTCTGCAATGGTTCTATTGAATGCGGTAGGCTCAAAAATATCATCATCGCGGTCAATTTCCAGCGTAGAAGCCATGGCTACCACTACCTTACGGCCTGTAGTATCTACGTCCATTACCTCGCTTTCGTATTGTTTCCGTTCGACTTTTCCTTTCAGTATCATGCTATGAAATTACCATGGGAAACGGGGGGAATAAAAAAAAGTTGGTAATACCGGGGAAAGGTAGTATGTTAGCGCAATGCTAACCCGCCTAAAACACGCCATCCGCGCACTATTCGCAAAGCAGTATATTATTGTTACTGTTGACAAGGAAGGCTACTTATCTATATGCTACGATTGCCCTGCAAAGCTGTTTGATGTTGCAAAAGGTTGGGCACTGGCTACTGGTAAACGCGTAATGACCGATGGAACGCCGGTTGAATTTGATTCACAGGAATGGCACGAATCCAGCCGGGCAGTTGATGAAGCGAATGATATTATAAATGGGATACTATGATACCCTTTGTTGCATCCTGACCCCCTGCACAACCTTATAAAATTCATTATTAACTATCTTAGGGTTGTGCTGCTCAGGTGTCATGAGATCCCCGTTAGCATCTCGCACACCCCTGTACGTACACATACACCGACAATTGCACACGTTACCGGCACTACCAGCCGGATCACCAGGGAATTGCAACATTTCTACGCCGCCCATCTTACTGGGTACTTCAAAAGGTGCGTCAAACTCAGCTACCTTTTTATCCATGTGAAAGTGGTCGAACTGGTCACGCGGTACCCGCCTGGTTCTGTTCGTCTGCGCGGATACCCATGTTTTTCGCGTGGCTATTGGCGCGGCCGCTGCTGCGATCATACCCCCGCTATTCATTGCCCGTGTTGCTTCCGTCCTTGCAATCAATCTAGCCCTGATAATAGTTATCCCGCTATCGCGTATCGCCCTGGCTATCTTCTCTGCTCCCCACCCTTCCTCTGCACCTTGTTGCATTATAGCTAATATCTCAGTCCTGCTAGTATCAGTTATTGGTACCACACTCCGATTAAGTAGGTATAGCCGTAAGTATTCCTGTATGTACGCTTCGAGCAGATCCCCTAGCGCATCCTTTTTGCCTTCTACCTGCGCTCCTATATCCATGGTAGTTATGCGCCCCCACCTCACACCGGCATCACGGTATAACTCAATCAATACCCGTTCCAGTTCGGCGGTGGGTAATTCCCATGGATAGGCATTGCTATCGGCCTCCAATTGTTTCGCAAAATCCTCCATCTGCGACCGCAATGCTCCCAGTACGGCCTCTTCGTGTCGTGCAATAACTCCGTTCCATACCCGTTTATATCCGTTATAATTCATAGGGGTTCAGTCCTTTAGGTAGCACACCTGCATTGGCAATATCCAGCGCGGTCAATCCGCTTGGTAGGATAATCTGCTGTAAGTCTTCCTCGCTGATGTAGTCCGGTATATCCAGCCCCATCTGCTCGTACTTCATTTGCGGAGGTAACCACCAGGCAGTGTTTAACCATTGCGCCTGCTTCATACGATCTGCTTCCAACTCAGGGTAAACATGCATTGAGAAATCACATACCCTTCCTTTCGGTGCTTTCCAGTCTGTTTCAAACTTCCTGTTAAGTTGATCTCGCATATCGCAAAGCAATGGTAATGCGCAATCGGTAACCAGTGCCTTTCGCGCTTCTATCCAGTTATTGTACGATTGTGATCCCTGTCTGCTTAGTAGTAGCGATGGCACCTTGAACGGCCTGCACAATGCATCAAGATTATGCCCCTCCACTTCGGCCAGTTCAAGATCAACCGGGGAAAGCCCTATGGCTGTCCATTTTGCAGGGTATCCTGAAAAAGCCGGTTTATTCGCGTTGTAGCTTCCCTCGTATTCTGCCATTCTCGCTTTCAGCATATCCACCTGTGTTTGCAGGAATGCTCCGTCCGCTCCGGGTCCACCGTCTATGCTCATAACGCCTGGAGGTCCTCCATGTTCGTAGGAAGATACCGATCTTTGCTTACCCTTATTATCGCGACTGAGTTCGAGATAAGCTGCTTGTAATGGTGCAAGCCCCATCAATTGTTCGCCAGTGGTTGACCAGTTTGGATTGCTGTATTTATCGTGCAGTATTTCTTCGCGCAGAAAAACATTTGGTTCGCCATACATTAAACGGTAGCCTATTGGTAGAAGATGGGGGTACATACCCAAATCAACAATTAACTGCATCCACTGACTAGGTAAGGTATACAGTTCCTGCGGTTGCCCCTGGTTCTTACCTGCATCCAGCAGTTTTGCCCGAATGAATGAATTTCCTGTGCTCAATTTATACACACCATATAGATCCACAATATCGCTCCAGGAATCTTCCGGGTTGGGTTTGCCGATCAGATCGCCTATTTTACTCGTAATGGTCACCGGCTTTAAGGCCGCGTCCTTCATATACTTCACTTCTCTTTGCAGGTTCTTTACGCCTGTGCTGCTGGCGGTAGATTGTGCAGCCTTGTACTCCTTATACGCAACCGTGTCCGTAATCTGATACTCTGCCCAGGGCGCAACCTTCGCCTTATCTACGATCATGCGGATGATGCTATACACAGATCCGTTGCCGCTGTACCCATCCTTTATCGTGCTTTCGAGTGTCTGCCCATTATAGGAATTGGTATTACCAACAATACCAGACCAGATATTACTGATATCGCCGCGACCAGGCGTAATACCGAAAAACGCTTTGAGTGCTAAACGCTGCGCCCAGTTGAGCCTTTTTGCCATTTTGATGTAATTTGTTAGTGAAGGTATGTATTTATTGGTTATGCAACAACCGCCCGCCTGGTTGGCGTAAGATCGAACCATTCCCGCATCATGAGCATATCCCAAAAGTCAGGAGAGCGGCCTAACGCCTCTTTTACGTCTGCCTTACTCATTACCCCCAGCTTGCCATCACTATCGGCAACATCACGCTTTACCTGCTCCATTTCCTG